AATGGGGGCTCGGGGTGAGGGTTTGGTGGTCCAAAAATTTCTTGGGCTTCATTGCGCCCTTGCGTGCTTGGATTCGTTGTGCGGTCTTGCGGTTGCCGTGTCGTGCTCCTCGACTGGCGTTGCACTTGGCGCATGATGGGACGAGGTTGTCGAGGCTGTGGTCTCCGCCTCGGTCGAGCTCGATGAGGTGGTCGGCTTGGGTTGCTTTGGCTTTGCCGCACCAGTGGCAGTCTGGGTCGCCGGCCAGGATGGATCGCCGGTTCCGTTGGTACTCGGGGTCTTTGTAACCAGCCATCTGTGGATTTCCTCTTTGAGTTAGAGCCAATGCTATTAGTTTCAGTATTTGCTTAGTCAGTATTTACTAAACGTGCGGGAAAACCGAACGTCGGAAAACCTGACTTCGGCTGTGGATAACTTGGCTAGTTGTCCACAGGTTTATCCACAGGCTGTGGTTGGTCGAATACGACGGTTGCGGTGGTCCATTGGCCGGACGGGTTCTGCTTCTTGATGCGCTTCACATACCCCGCACGCTCAAGCTCTTGCAGGCCGGTGCGGACCGCATGAATGCCCTCCGGCGAGACGCTGGCTAGGTGGGCTGTGCTGGTGCGCCAGTGGTCGGGCTTGGACAGCAGGTAGATCAGGATGCCTCGGGCCTTCCATGACAGGGCCTCGTTCTCGATCAGGCTGTTGTGAACCACCGAATAGTTCAGGTGCGGCCGTGCGCTACGAACGATCATGGTCACGCTCCCACGCCATGCGCAGCATGAAGCCGAGGGCCAGGCCACAGCCGAACATAAACAGCAGCTCGATCCGTTCGGCCCAGTAATCCGAGATGACGACTTCGGCGATCACAGTTCGCCCTCCTCCATGCGTCGAATGCGCTCGACGTTGCGGGCCACGCGGGCTTTCAGGTTCTTGTTATCGACCTCCAGGCGTTCGACCGCTTGGATCAGGCCGCCGTTCATCATCACGACCTCGTCGTACTGCGTAGAGCGGAAAGCCAGTTGGTCGCGTAGGCGCTGGTTCTCGACCTCAAGGTCATGCACCTTGCCGCGAAGCGCTTCGATCTGTGTCACTGCAATTTCCATGGTGCGGGTCGTTTCCGCTAACTGTCGGAGCAGGTGTTCCATGTAGTCAATCCCTTTCACTGAGTCGGTCCTTGATGGTGTTGATGTCTCGAGGTCGCCAAATGTGGACCTCTTGGCCGGCCTCGCGTAGTGCGGCGATCCAGGCGTCTTGGTGTGGGCTGGTGCGGCCGATCGCCGATTTCAGCTCAACGAAGATTGTGTGGTGGCCTTTGACGAGCACGAGGTCTGGGAAACCGGCGTCACCTTGGATTGGTGTGGCCCATCGGCCGGACGGCATTTGGGCGGGCCTGGTGTGGTGCACGAGCCATCCGTACAGGCGGGCCAGTTCGACCACAGCGTTTTGGAGGGCTTTTTCGTTGATCTTGAAAATCTTGCCGATGTCAGCGTTTTCCGACATTGAGTTCCTCCAGGTCGATCAAGAGGCGCCAGGGTAGGACCCAGGCGTTCCAGGTGTGGTGGAAGGTGCCGTAGTCGACGATGAAGCCGAGGGTGGTGTAGCCGACGAGGCGTACGAGGTTGTTTCTTGGGCTTGCCCAGGCCAGGACGTAGATGCGGTCGGGCGCGTGTTTCTGTTGGGCCGACGCTTTGACGGTCATGTCAAGGCCGGCCGACTGGAGGCGGCGGGTACGGACTTCGCAGTTTCCGACGTCGTAGCCGAGCTCGTCGTAGTCGGCGCCTTTTGATGCGACCCATGGCAGGCCGGACCATTTCGCGAACGCCATTTCGCCCATCACGCCGATCAGGTCGTTGTCGATCGACTGGTTCTTCGGACCGTTGGAAGTGGCGCCTCGAGCACGGATGGCCGCCTGTCGGGCCTCGGCTTCGGTGCGGGCCGTTGCGAGCTCTCCGGGTGTCAGGCCGATGACCTTGGTGCGGGGTAGCGGGAGGATGGTGCCCATCAGAACGGGTCCTCCGGTGCTTCGCGCATCTCGTCGATCGCTTGCTGGGCTGTCTTGAGCGTGTCGATCAGGCTGGAGGCTTCACGCTTGTTCCGCGGTGTCGGGCCGGTGTACTTCAAGGCCTGCAACATTCGGAGTTGGGCCTGTGACGGGCCGTCGCTGGATTGTGGGACAGCGGAGCCGACCAGGGCCCTGCGTGGCTCCTGCGGGCTTGTAGGGCCCTCTCCGTCGCTTCTGCGGGCCTGCACCTCGTTCGCCGATGCGATGGATGATTGGATGCCGATGCCCATGTAGCCGAGAGCGCGGCCAAGCGCTGACGTGAAGCCGACCATGAGCTCGCTGTTCCGCGTGTACGGGGTGACGCCGGGTAGTGGTTCCCAGGCCGATGCGATCGATGGGATTGGGTCGTCGGCTGTGCGCCAGGCGGTGACGGTGCAGACGAGGTAAAGCTTGTCGCCGACCTCGAGCAGTTCGCGCCCTGTTTCCTGCACGCGTAGGTCAGGCCATTTGTCGAGGGCAAGTTTCAGTCGCGTGGCGACGTCCACATAGTTGGATAGGTCCATTGGGTTTCCTCCTGTCGGTGAGGTGTTACTGGCTGTTTATCATACGGGTGCGCGCTAGTTTCCATCTTTCGGTTTCTGTTGTGCCGCCGTAGATGCCTGGGAGCATGATGTACCGGCCGCGCACGAACGTCATGGCGTACTCAAGACAGTCGGTTTGAACGGGGCACGTGCCACAGATCGCCTTGGCTTGCTTGATCTGTTGGGCCATGCGCGGGCCTGGTAGCGGAAAAAACGTTTCGATCGGGAGGTCGAGGCAGGCGGCTCGATCTTGCCAGGTCAGGCTCCGCTGTACGTTGTCCACGGCAGGAATCCGTCACCATTCCGATCGAGGCTGTACAGGTAGATCGCCAGTGCGCTCCGGAGGTTGGTGGCCGGGTCGAACAGGCTGTCGCAATCGGTGACCAGGCCGCGGTCCTGTAGCCAACCGGCGGCGCTGTACTTCGACGGCTTGCACCAATAGCGGTTGATTTGCATGAGGCCGTGATCGGGCCCGGAGTCGGCGGTCGGCGTGCACCTCGACTCGCGCCACATGATCGTCAGGCCGGTGGCGAGGATGTCGGGGTCGCGGGGCCAGCCGGCCTCGAGCATGGCTGGGAGCCATTCGTAGCAAACATGGTCGACCGGGACCGCTGGCAATGTCGTCGTAGTGGTTGGGGCCACTGTCGTCGGCATGGATGTTGTAGAGCTGATGGAAGTTGTTGAGGCGGGCGCCAAGGTCGTGACCGCGGTCGTGGGAGCCTGGAAGGCTCTCTCGAGCTGTGGGTCGGGGCCGGTGTCCCAGAAGGCGCCGAGGGCGATGCCGGAAATGGCGAGGCCTAAGGCCAGGCGGGTGGGGTTCATGGTTGCTCCTGTCTGTCGGGTCCAGGTGTGGGCCTGGGTCTACCGAATCAGTCGGGCAGTGTCAATTCTTGGCTTTCTTGCCGATGATGGGTTCGACGGGCTGGCCGGTCTTGGCGCTGATCCCGTTGCCGATCGCGTAGCCGACGATCGCGGTAATGACGGGCAGGCCGGCCTCGGACGTGATCGCATTGACGGCGATGAGAACAGTGAGGCAGATCAGGCCGACAAGGGCGATCAATGCTTTCGGCGGGTTTGTAATGTTCACTTGGGCTCCAGGGCTTTCGCAATGTCATCGAGGATTGCGGTGAACGTGGCGTCCACCCTGTCGGGGCTGGATGCCATGGTAGGGCTTATCTCGTAATGGGTCCACGGGCCACCCTTGCCGATGGTCGGTTGGCTGTACACGCGCCAGCCGGAGAGCTTCCCGCCGACGTCACGATTACAGCGATACGCGGCGCCATGGCCGCGGGTGGCGATCCAGTGGCCCTGGTAGTCGTTGATCGCTTCGACCTCGAGGCGATCGCGGAAGGCGTAGAGAAAATCGATCGCTTCCTTGATCTGTTTAGGCGTTCCGCCGAGATCGCAGGCGCGGCCGGTCGCATGGACCGACAGGCCGGTCCCGCCACGGACGGGCCGGTTGGCGTAGATGCCGAGCGACTTCATGCCGAACAGGAACACCATGAGGTCTTGGAATCGTTTGGTGCCTGCTCGAGCACCTTTAACGGGGTCTGTCGCGCCGGTGTAGGGCCTCACAACTCGACCCATTCTTGAGTTTGTTCATTCCACGAATACAAACCACCATCGGTTGGATATGGAACTGGCGGTCGCCATAAACAACTTTCGTCGTCCAATTCCCATGATAAATACGGCTTAGGTGGAATAAACGCATCCCGTGTTTTGTCATATGAGAAACCGATGCCCGCATAATTTTTGCGGTATGGCGTTCCGCCTTTGACGTGCTTTCCACCGTACGTGTTGTAAGAGGTTTTTAGCCATTGACCGCCCAGGTTGTCAATCAACCATTGGTAGCCCTCGTCCGGGTCATCATTGCTGCCAACCAATACTCGAAGAACGATGTTTTGGTCGTCTATTTCGGCCCAGTGAGCCATCAGTCAACCTCGCTTTTCAAGTATCGGACAATGACAACTCCTGATCCTCCTGCGGCTGCGACATAACTGCCTGCGAGGCCAACTCCGCCGCCTCCACCTCCGCTGTACTGGAGGCCAGGGTCTGCACTGAATTCAGTCACGTTTTTTTGCCGTTGAGCGCCTCGACCGCCACCGCCTTGTCCACCTGCACCGCTCGTGGCTGTTGGAGGTGTTCGTTCGTCAAAAAGTCCACCGCCACCACCTCCGCCATACCAATAGGTCCCGCTGATGTTTTGACCTGTTGATGTTGCTGAACCCCACGATGAGTAAGTGCTAACACCGTTTCCTCCACTTCCGCCGGATACAGGTAAAACAGCATTTCCGCCAGTGGCTCCGGCGCCTCCTCCACCTCCACCAAGACCGATGTTGCTCGCTGATGTTCCTGTTCCTCCATTGTTGCCCTGACCCGATGTTCCCGTGCCACCAGCTGTGTTGGTGATGTATGTTCCACCGCCACCGCTTCCGCCGTCAGCGTTTGCACCGGACGCCGAGGTTTTTCCTCGACCACCGCCAACTGCGGTCGTCACGTTTGGAAAGGTTGAATCAGTGCCTTTGGTATTGACTGCACCGCCACCGCCAACGGTTACTGACAGGCTCCCAAACAAACTTTGATTAGTCGCAAGTAACACGCCGCCAGCGCCTCCGCCTCCTCCGGAGATGTCGGTGCTTCCTCCTCCGCCACCTCCTGCAACGAGGAGCACGTCGGCGTTGAGGTTTGATTTTGTGACCGACAAAGTGCCGTTAGCGGTAAACAGTCTGTAGTAATAGGTGGCATCACTGTAAAGCGTTCCGCCTGTCACAACAGGTTTTTCGGCGGGTGTTACGGCCAGTTTTGCAAGAATCATGACGTCAAGTTTCCAAATGCGACCCATTCATCGGTCGCAATTTTGAGCAGACCGGCGACGCCGTATTGACCGTTGATTTTGAGTTTCGATCCTTGTGATCGAATCGTGACGCCTGCTCCGCCGATTGTGACCTGACCGGCTCCGCCCTGATACAGCAGGATTTGGGTGCCGACCGGGAAAGCGGTGGTGGCGTTTGTTGGAATTGTGAGGGTGATTGCCGAGCCGTTCGTGAGGCTGACGACCTTGGCGACGTCGGTGAGGGCGAGGGTGTAGGTGGTGCCGGTTTGGGCGTTGAATTGGCCGAATGCAAGATCGTTGACGCCTTCGGTGATGTCGTTGACGTCGTCGGCTGAGAGGATGTCGCCGTCGACGTATGCCTCTGAAAGCGGGTAGGTAGCCATTGGTGTCTCCTAGAGGGTGCTGGTGCCGAGAATACCGAATTCGGTGCTTCCCAGAATAAATGCGGTCGATAATGGGTAGGCGGTGCTGAATGTGGTGATCCAGCGATCGGGTGTGATGTCGTGGCTGTGGCCCTGGATCGTGAGCCGTAGGGTGATTGAGGTGCCTCCGGCCATTTGTTTGGTCACGATGATCGGGTCGCCGATCTCGAGGGAGAGGGCGGGTTCGACGCGGTTGGAGTCAGACGAAATGTCGAGTGTGAGGCTGTCGACTCGGACTCGGACCTGTTTGCGGTAGTTGAGAATTTGGTTGGCGCGTTGCAGGGCCAAGGTATTGGTTTCCATCATCAGGCCAGAACGGCTGTATGAGCGGAGGAAGTATTCGTCGATGGAGGCGCTGTCGCTGGCGGTCTGGGGTTGGCCCGAAAGGCGAGTAAGGGTGACCGAGTTGGCGAGCTCGGTTTCGTCGTAGGAAATGTCAATTGCTTGGTATTGGATGTTGGTGCCGGTGTCGTCGAATTGGTAGGCGGTTCCGGCCGCCTTGGTGGAGAGGGTGTTGCGGTCGTAATAGGTGGGTTTGCCGGTGTGGTCGATGAAGAATGCGCCAAGGTCGCTGTTTTCAATGGTTTGGATTGCTTCAAGGGTGGAGCGTTCATCGCCGGGGTCGCCCTCGAGCTCGGTGTCTCCGGTGTCGATTGCGCGGATGCTGGCGGGCCAGTCGATCTCGTCAAGGATCAGGTCTATCCGTTCGCCGGGCAGGTCCTTATTCGCGGCGCCGGTGACGGATGTGATGTTGGCAAGCGCGAGAAGCCGGAATGCGTCGACGGCGCGGATCGTCACGATCGCATAGTCGACGGACGGGTCGGCCCACTCATAGTCCCATGACCAAATGAAGCCCGAGTACAGGAAGTATTCGGTGCTCTGGTAGTTGGTGACGACCTGGACTTGGCGCATGGGTTTGACTTCGGGGTAGTACGGTGAGCTTGTGTTGGCGGGGTTCCAGTCGCCGGTGAAGTCTTGGAATTGGATGACGGCTTCGGACGGTAGGTATTCCTCGAACATTCGGTCGCGGCCGTGTCGGATCGAGATTTGTTGGACTGTGTCGGTCACGTCGATTGTTTGGATCGCGTTGGAGGCGAGGGTGTTTGTGCCGAGGACGCCGTTGAGCGTGTCGCCAAGCACGAATGCGTTGCCGAATGTGACGCCGGTACCGAGCCGGATCCGGACGGTTGGGGTGCAGGGCAGGGTCATCGGTTGGTGTAGACGAGGCCGGCGCCGTTGCGCTGGGCGTTGACGAGGCCCTTACGTACCGTTTCGACTAGGTCGTTTTCGGCGATGACTGATCCGGCCACGTTGATGTTGACGCCGTAGGCTCCGGCGATCGGGCGCGACGGCAATTTGGCGGGTGGCCGGACTTGTGGCGGTCGGGTTTCCGATGGTGTTTGTCCGGCTGGAACCGGGATACCGCCGACGGTGCCGGTGATCGGTGCGTTCGCGCCGCGGCGAATGTTCTCGAGCAGGGCGATCGCTTCGTCAAATGCGCCGCGATTGAGAAGGCCGACAATCTGTGTTTGGACGTTCGGCGGGATGTTGCCAAGTGATTGGACGTAGTCGTAGATGTCGCCGGTCAGATTGTTCACGGCGCCTTGGGCCCGGCGGGCGTCCTCGGCTGTACCGGACACGAGAGCCTCATATGACGCCTTGTGGACGTCGTCCAGGCTGTTGAGCACGTCGTTCCAGGCTTCCTGCTCGGATAGGGAGCCGAGGAGTTCTTGCCAGGCTTCGTCGGCCTCCTCGGTCGCTTGGGTTGTGTCGTAGAGGGCGGTAGCAAGGCGTTCGGCAGCTCGACGTGAGCTGTAATAGGCGCTCCATGAGTCCTTGAGATGAGTGTTTAATTCCTCTTGAGTTTTCGCCATGTCGACCAGGTTTTCCAGCCCGCGACCGCCGATACCAGACATAAAGTTGGAGATCGCACCGGCTGTTTTTTGCACCGTCGTGATGACGGTGTTGAGTGCGCCGAGCAGGTCGGCCAGGACCGGCAGGAGCGCGCCGCCAAGGGTCATGGCCAGGTCGCCGCCCTTGTCGGTCAACTGGTCAAGCGAGTCGCGGAATTGGCGGGCCCGCTCAAGCTCCTCTTGGTTGATGACTTTGGCGTCGGAAACGCTGGCGAGACTGTCCTCCAGGCGGTTGGAGCCTTGGGCAATGAGTTCGCTCATGTCTTGCCAGCCCTTGCCCAATGTCTTAGACGCGAGCTCGGCGCGCTTGGCCGGGTCCTCGATCCGGCGGAGCGCTTCGACGGTGTTGAGGAAGGTCTTGTTCACGTCGACCGCGCCGGCCGATGTGTAGGCAACCTCGGCTCCTAATTCCTTGAATTCGTTGGAGCCGGTCGCGATCGCCTTGTTCAGCTTGTCCATGGCTTTCTGCACCGTGGACGCTTCGACTCCGATGTCGCCCGCTACTTCGGTCCAGCGGGATGCCTCCTCGACGGACAGGCCGGTAGCTTCAGCAAACTTGCCCGCGGCCAGGGCGGTTTCGTTGAACGCCATGACTGATTTTGCGGCGAATGCGGCGAGTGCCGCGCCACCGGCCATAGCGAATGTTCCAAGGTTGGCTTTTACTGCATCAAGAGCTGCGGAACTTCCAGCCTTGAACTTGCCCATGGCGCCGTCGGCCTCGCCTACCTTGTTACGAAAGTTTGCGAACGAGGCTTGTGCCGCCGTGATTCCCTTGTCGGCAAATTCGGTGACTATCGGAATAGTAATTGCCATTAGCGACGCCTCTGTAGTGTGCGAATTTCGTTTGCGCTTGAACCAATTTTCATTAGTTCTCGGTTGATCTCGTTTTCAACTTTTCGGGCAAGTGCGACGAATTCGCGTTCCGTTTCGTTGAGTCCTCGAGTAGCGCCGGGCCACATAAAGCGTGAGGGTCGCCCGTATTTGTTCAATGCGCGAATCAAATAATTGCCTTGGCCGTTGAGGGCATGACCTTGAGGGCGTAGTGCATAAGCGCGGCTCCGTCCCGAGGTTTGCACATTGCCTACCTTGCCAGCCATGTCGGCAATCGCTGTCGCCGCGTCGGCGGTCTGAATTCGGATTGTGCCGAGGGTTTCGTATTGAGCGCCCTGGGCCAAATTCCGATTGCGGGCCTTGCGAGTGTTGAAGTTGATCTTGACTTTCTTTACCGCGTTAGCGCCGGTCCGACCGCGATGCTGGAAACCTAACGGCAGGTTGGCGCCGCTTGGCTTGTCTTTTTCGATCTCGGCTACCGCTGGTTGAGCCAGCGCGCGAAAGTCTTTTCGGATTTCTCGAGACAGCGTTGGGTTGATCTTTTGGAGGAGCCGCAAGTTTTCTTTCAGACCTTGCACTTCAACGGTCATGGTGCTCCTTCCTGTGCTGATTCGATCAGGAGCCGGACCATCTCGTCAACGATGATGCTAGGGCATTCCATTAGGTCAAGCGGGCTGATGCCGGTCCTAATGGCGAGCTGTGCGATCAGGTTGACGTGGTAGTGCGCTGCTCCTTCGGTTCTTTTGGGACCCAGTTGATCTCCTTGATCGTGTCGATGAACTGGGGCCACGCCTTCACTGTGATGTTTGCCGACTTGAGGGCCTCGTAGGCCAGTCGGCAGAACGGCTTGAACTTTACGTCCTCGAGGAATGCCTTCGGTGAGAGGCCGGGGTTAGCGTCCTCCCACCGGCAGGCGACTCCGTAGGTGATGGGTACGACGTGTTCGGCGTCGTCCATCATCGTGATTTGCAGGTCCATTCCAATCATGTCGGGCTCCTAATTGGGATTGGGTTACGGGTTGGTGATGTCGCGGGCCCAAGTGCCGCCCACGAACGATACGTTCACCATCGACAGTTCGCCGACGGTGCCGACAATCGGCGTGAACGTCGACAGGTGGGCGCCGGTGATCGTGTACTCGGGGTTGGTGGCCGACTCGGTGGTGCCATTGGGCGAAATGACGAGGGTGACGGCGTCGTCGCCGCACACGTCCCACAGCGTGGCCTCGACTTCGCTGGCGCCGTAACTGTTGAACATTTCCAGGGTCACGTCGACGGACTGGAGGCCCTTTGTGTAGGCGCGGCCGGTGGCGCCCATGGCGGTCACCTCGAGCTGGTCGAAACCGACGGTGAGGGTGACGGACCGGACCTGGTCCGATAGGTCGACGGCTCCGATTGCGACGGAGGCGTTCGACAGGA